CCTCTGGGTTACGTCATGCCTTAAGAGCTGGTGTTGTCGAACACGCCGCCCGAGGACTTCTCGTTGCGAGCAACGAGCGTGTACTCCGACAGGATCTGGCGCTTCTGGCTGTCGCCGGTCGGGGCGACGTAGACCGAGACGAACTTGCGGCCGTTCATGTAGGCGACGGCCCACTTCTCGGTCTCAAGCACGAACACGTCACGAGCGCGCTGGAAGCGATCCGGAACAACCTTGAGTTTGCCAAAGTCCGACTCGTAAGCGTCAACCGACGCCACGATCTTCTTGGATGCGGCCTGCTCGATCGGGGTAGACCGACCCGTGAAGGTCGAGAACGCCTGCTTGTTGAAGGCGCCGGTCGAGATCAGGTTGGGCTTGCCACCATTTGTCCAGATCGAGGACAGAACGGTCTTCAAACGAAGCTCGGTGAAGGCCGCAAGCGTGCCCGTGCCGTCCGTTCGGGTGCCGGTGCCGTCCGCAGCAGCCGGATCGGCCGGCGAGGTGCCTCCCTTGGAGGTGTTGGTCTTGATCCAGGAGAGCATCGAGGCGCAATTGCGTGGATCGCTCGAAGACTTCGCCTGGTTCGTGCCGAACAGCACGGTTTCCATGTCGCGCTTCAGCTCAAGGCCCTTGAGCATTTCCTGGTACGCCATTTCATTGGCGCGGCCGGCATGCTTGACGGCCTGCTGAGTGCCAGTGACCTGTGCATACTTGGAGCTGATCTGCGCGATGTTGCCCAGACGAACGGTCGGGGTCACGGCAACAGCCGCGAAGTCCGCGCCTTCCGACTGCGCGTTGGAGCCGGAAGCAGCCGCCAGCGCCTGGGTCTGCCATTCGTGGTTGACCGCATTTGCCTTCTCGGTATCCAGAGCGGACATGAGGGGCGTATCGGTCGGGTCGATGCGGTAGATGATGTCCGAGAGGTCTTCGCGGTTGCCAATGGCCGAGCCGGTGGCAAATGCGTTGGTAGGAATCGCCATAGTCGTGGTCCTTTATGATACCCGGCGCATGGATCGCTTGGCTATCAAGAGCTCAAGCGCGTCCTTCTCGCTGCCGGAATTTGAGAGTTTGTCGGTGAGGGATTGGAGAGCCGCTGCCTTGTCCGAACCGGGGGCGCGTGCAACTCCAGGCTTTTGAACCGGGGGAAGATCAGCTTTCACAACAGCCTTCGGCGCGCTCTTGATGTCCCTGAGCTGGATGGAATCCGCCATAAGCCTCTGGATGCGATGGTCGTAGATGGACAGCTTGTCCTTTCCACTTGCCAGCGCGTTCAGTTCGCTTTCTGTGAATCCAAGTTCAGGGAGGAGCTCGGTAGCTACGCGCCTCGTCAGCGCCTCGCCCTTCGCCTTGTCAGCGAGATCGGGGATCAGTTCGGCTGCTTTTGCGTTCTGCTCCTGGACATGCTTCGCCCAGTTGGATTGCTCAGTCGCCGTTCTTTCCGCCGCCACGCGATCATTCTCCACTTTCGCAGCCTGAAGGCGCATCTGATGCACCTGCCAGGACTGAAAACGGAACGGATCTTCAGACTGAAGCTTGACGACATCTTCCATGGTTTTGATGTCGCTAAAGTTCGCCTGATTGACGCTCTCCAGTTCCTTCATCAGGGCCGGGAGCTGCGCTTCGTACTGTTGTCGTGCCTTCTCAACCTCTGACAGCTTGGCCTCAACGGCCTTGCGCTGTTCAGCCAGTTCGTTTTGACTCCGGCGAACCGCCTCGCTGGCCTTCCTGTCCTGCTCCAGCAAGATTTCTTGCGTGGCAGGGTCGAGTTTGGCCCAGATTTCGGCTCTGTCCTTCGTCCAAGACCTCGGAAGTTCGAGTGGCGGCTTTTCGGCCGGGTCGGCTTCCTTGTCTTCGCCGGTAGCCTCTTGCGGAGGGGCGGCGTTGTCCTCATCGGACAATTCATCGTCTGCGGTCGCGTCATCCGCGCTCTCGACAGGAATTCCAGCTTTTTCACGCGCCGAAACCAGCGATGCGACAGCACGCTCCGCAGAGTCGAAACTCGCAGGGGCGTCAGCATCAAGCGCGATTACGGTTGCGGCAGGCGTAGTGTCTTCCCCGCCAGAGGCGAGTTGTTCGTCACTCATAAATTGTCCTTGGGTTATCGAATGTCTTCCCAGCGCCTTGCGCGCTCGGCAGTCTCGGCAAGCCTGCGCAACTCTTCCGTTGCCAGCGTGCCGTCAGTCATGACGGAGTTGAGGTGATCCCGCACCTTCCCCACGACGTTGATGGCGAGGAACAGCTTTTCGCGCCCTGTCACGTCTTCGATCGTGGTTAGCCTCCAGGCTTTGATATAAGCCTGCTCCAGGGCCGCGAACGCTTCATGGATAAGATCGTTCTCAAGCAGATCCTTCGCACGGGCGCCCCGCTGAGCGTCCTTGGAGAGCTTGATTTCGTCGGTCACTTAGCAGCCTTCGGCTTGGGCTTGTTGGCTTGCTGCTTCGCCAGCGCCAGTTTCTGGTCGTGCGCTTGCTGATCGTGCGCCATCTGCATGTCGTGCTTTTGGGCGGTCGCGGCCACATCCACAACAGTCTCAACGATCTTGGCGTGATGCTGCTGTTGGTCGTTACGCGCCTTGCGCTCGGTGTCCATTGCAGAGATATGAGCTTCCAGCACCTTCAGCTTTGCGTCCATCTCAGCCTTGAACTGAGCCAACGCGGCTGCATCCTTGGCCTTCTGCTGGTCGAGCTGCGCCTTAAGCTGCAATTCCTGCTGGTCGTTCTGTGCCTGAGCCTGGATCGCCATAACCTTCGGGTCGGGCGGCGGCGGGGCCGGCGGGTGCAATAGTTGACCCGTCTGTGGGTCTTTCGCATCCGGATCGTTGAAGAACTTGTCGGGGTTCTTGTGCCCCATGATCTTGGTTAGCTCGGTGGCGGTATTGTAAAGCTCCTTATCGCCGACAAGGTTGGTCTTGCCGCCGGCGATCATTTCCTTCTGGACGTTGGCGATGGCCATGGTCTGAGCAAACTGCTGCGCCTTACCGCCCGAGCCGAGCCCGACATTGATGGTCATGTCGTTGCGGGTCTTCCACTGGCGCGGATCGACATTCACCCACGTATTGCGCAGGCGAACAGTCTGAGCCTGGCTGCCGTGCTTGCGGATGGTGCCGTGCAGCAGCGAGAAGATATCTCGCACGCCCTCGGCAATGATGCGCGCGATTAGCTTGGTGCGCATCTGCGAGGCAGAGAACACCTGCGCAACTGCGGTTGCTGATTGGTTCTGGAGCGCATTGGCGTCGAGCCCCTGCGACTGCTGGCTCATGCCAGTGCGGGCTTCCCGCGTCGCATCCATGTACTGGAGCGCCGGGTAAACACTGGCCGTGATGTCTGGCACGACCTGCCAGTTCAATCCTCCGGCGGTTTTGGTCCGAACCACGCCACCAGGGCGGCTAACCAGCAGATCGTCAAGGGTGTTAGGGCCGGCGTTGGCCTCGGCAACCTCAACTCTTGGATTGTTGTGCAGATATAGGTTGTCAAGCGCGCCCCGCACCAGCGCCGTCTTGATCCGCTGGATGTCCATGACCAGATCGGCAATAGAACGGCCAAAGAACCGATGCGGCTGCGGAACCGGAGTGGTGGCAGCAAACGGAATCGCGTCGATCGGCGTAATCGCAGGCTCGCCGTCCTTCAGGAGAATATCGCCCTGCGTGCCGGCCGTGACGACCTGGTACAGACAGGCCCGGCCATTCCCCTCGTAGTCCATCCGGATATAGTGTTCCGTGACCTTGACGAGGCGGGCGGCTTTGTTGGTGGCCGCTGAAACGGTCGTGAAGTGCTCGGCAACGGTATCGCGAGAGATCGTCTCAATCTCGCTGTTACCGGTGTAGTCTTCAAGGCCGTTGACCTGCTCTTCGTCATAGCCTTCATCAACAAGCTGGCTTACAGTCTTGGTGACGAGCTCGTGGAAGCAGTAATTGCAGTCCTGAATGGTCCGCGCGCCGCGCTCGATGCCGAACTCTTCGGGCGGAACGCCCATTACACGGGCTTGCGAAAGCTTTCGAGTGGTGACGATCGTGACATCATGCGTCACTGGCGCCGGCATCCCGGCCATTTGAGGCGCGGCCATATCCATCAGGCAGCGCCCGGCTGGTTGACGGTATGCTCAACGATCTTCATCTGGCCGTTCGACTGCTGCACGGCCATAGAGACCATCATGAACTGTTCTTCCGTCAAATCGTAATAGGTCTCGCGCTCTTCTTGCTCGCGCTCTTCCCACCAGATCTTGACGATGCCAACCTTGGACAGCAGCGCATCCTTGATGAAGCTGTAAAGCGTCATAAAGCCCGGATTCTGCTGCATGAACACGTGGTTCACGTAGTCCGTTTCCTGTTGCGCCGCTTCCTCGTCTTCCGGCCCAACCGGCTCAAACCGGACAACCTCGTCAGATCCAGCAAAGATGTCCATCAACTGGGGCATAAGCCCCTCGATCACATCGGCAACGTCGGTCGAGACCGCAGCGGAGCGCCCATCAACAGTCGGCATGTCCTGCGTCATATCGCCAAGGTAATATTCCATGGCGGTAGCGCGGTCCTGCGAGAGCTGAGCGGCCACAAGCGCGGCCAGAGCATCGGTCTTTTCGGCGCCGAGAATTGACTTCAGCTCAAGCAAGGACATCTTCGCCATCAGGCTACGCCCATGTTGGGGTAGTTGAGCGGCCGGTTGAAGCCAGCTTGCCGGCTCGGCTCCTCGTAGCAAACAGCCATCAGACCGAACGCGTCCGCAGCATGCGACGACCAATCATGATCAGGACCGAGACCAACATTTCGTGTTTCGTCTTTCCGTTCGTGATAGAAGCCCAGCGCCTGGCGCCCCGCCTCTGTCGTTGTTTCGTTGAACCAGATCTTCGGCCCAAGTCGGCGCACGGCCTCAACCCGCATCGAAGCTGCGCCCTTGCCTTGGTTCTTTACGGGCGGCTCGACCTTGAAGCCGGCTTGGCGCCAGTGCTCTTCGTACTTGAGCCCCTGGATATTGTCGGGGTTCACGCCGTCATGCGGCAGGTAATTGATCGCCTGCTCGTAGCCGTTGTTCCGCATCCAATTGACGTGATGCGCCAGAACCTGGCCGACAGACTCGTAATAGTCCAAGACCTTGATCTGATCGCCCACCCATTGGACGATCCAGATCGTATAAGCGTCCGCCGTGGCTCCGGAGCCGCCCAGATCGTGGAATGCGCGAATGGGCAACAGCGGGTCGGCGGTAACTACGCCTATCCTGCCCTTGCGCTTGGCCTCAGAGAGCAGCCCAGCGAAGTAGGCGCCCTCGAACGCCGCAGCATACCCACCTTCGTAGGTGTGGTCATAGCGCTCGGGATAGCGCTCTAATTCAATCTGGCGCTCAGCTTCGAGCTCAGGCGTCCAGAACGGGTTATCCCGCCAGTTCGCCTGAACGACCGTTGCACCCTTTGGCTTGCCTTGCGGGCCACGGAAGAAATCATCTACCGCGTCAACCTTGCGGGTTGGATTCCAGCTCGCCCAGATCTCCGAACCAGGAGACCGGATTGTCGGACGAAGCAAGGACAGCGAGCGCGCCGAAATAGATTGCGCCTCTTCCATCCATGCTCGATGAAACCCCTCCAAAGACTTTACGGAATCTGCCGAATAGTCCTTCATGCCCTTGAAGATGACAACGCCATCTTTGGGCAGTTCGATCCTGTCGTTCCATGGCCTGAACCCGTCCGCCTCAGTCAGTCCAAGGCGCCTGATCTTGTCCTCAATCAGAAGCTTGGAGGACTGCGTGAGATCCTTCTGGACCTCTCGGATGCAGACCATCCGCAGGCCCTCACCGAAGTCGCCAGGAGCCCTTAGCGCGTCTTCAACCGCAAGCTCGCCGAAGAAGTGGGACTTGCCAGAGCCGCGTCCTCCATGAGCTC